CAAACCCGTGACACTGTTGGTGAGAAGCAAAAATACTATGGTAAACTACTGTTAAATACCTTTGGCTCTTTTGCTCAGACCTTTGTTCAAAGTGCTAAGGTATATGCTTCACCACTAGGTAAGTTGAACAAAATAACCTTTGCGTGGTATAATGCAAATCATGTTCTTATCAGTAATAACGATTGTGAGTATAACTTAGTAATGGAAATTACTGAGATGATTGATACATTGGATAATCCAAGTATCAAATCACAGATTCAGCTGGTGAATATTGCACCTTAATCCCTATAATATTTTTTTAATATATATATTTAAGGATGAATGTTCTAGAAACGCCTAATATTGGTAATAGGGCTTTAAATTTGACTAGACGTATTGGTAAAAATACTTATAATTTAACTAGACGTGTTGGTGCGAAGGTTTATAATTATACTGGTAAATTAACTAAAGAATATGAAAAACTTACTAGATTAAATATAACAAGAGACAAATATACATATAGGAGGTTAAAAGGAGAGGTCCCGACTTAATAATTATATACTAAAATTATATTAAATAGCGAAAGTTATACTAACGTCTTATACTTAAGTATTTGACGGTAGAAGTTACAATCTCTTTTAAGTATTTCATATGGTTACTATCATACCGAAGTTATTTAATTTTGCCGATGTGAATTTAAAATAGGGATGCGTCATAAAATTGATGTATAATGGTAATATTTTTATAGTACAAAAAAATGTCAGAAACCCGATATTATCATGGTGCTAAATATAGTTTGACGGGGGCATGTTTTGCGCACAAGGACAAGTACACGTTTTGGGTCTATCCAGATGCGATGAAGCCTGTAAATCGATGGGATACAAACATCAAAGCATCTGATTACTGCAATAATCACATAGATGAAGGTCCTAACAGTGTGCATTTGAGACAATATATCTGTCTGGGACATAGTAAGGCGGATGATATGAATATTGTAAAGGCAGAATGGCTCACGCGTGGCATTAAGAACGATGTTGAGATGGTTACAACTGAAATGGTATCTTCTGCTGTGTCCACTACTACTATTACAAAAAAGTTTTATCACGGATGTAATATTCCCAGGGAGTTTCCAAATGGTGACAATTGTTTCTATGTTTATCCAGCAGCAAAAGGAAGAGGCAAATGGCACACACATCTATCACCCCAAGAGTATTGTTCGAATCATACGGAGGTTAGTGTAGATAAAAGCAAACCTGGTATCCCTTACGGTGAACCTGGTTTCCGCCAATTTGTATGTAACGGACATGATTCTGAAAATGGTTTGTGGGCAGGAGCCGGCGAACGTTACGCAAATAGACCGTATCCTGATATACTTGGTGTGAATAGTTATGAATTTCCTGGTGTGGTGAATACACGATTCGTAACTCTTCAGGAACGAATCTGTGAGCTTGAAAAGACTCTTGAAAATACAAGGTCAGAAAAGGAAACAATGGAATCTGAAAATACTGAACTGAGGCTTCTCATGGAGAAAGCTATTCATCGTCTGGATTCATTTGAAAAGAAAAATACTACAGAGAATGAAAAAGACCAGAAGGAGCTAGTGCTAGAATCCAAGACAGAAGTAAAAAATAATCTGGTGTATTTGTCTCTTTTACCTATTATCTTTGCACTTTACATTACACTATTTACGAGCAAACAGAATATACCGGTACTTACTTCATCTCATTATCCCCAAATTACAGATAACATTGATTAAAGTTACCGGTAATACTTAAGTTAAGTATTTAATGTTGGCTGGATTTAACTTCGGTATGAGACGTTAGACGTTAATCCTAAATAATTATTTAATCTACAATCATCAGGAGGAAGTTATGACTTCAATTTCAGATTCAACTAATTTTTTAATGGACCCTAAGCTTGAGGTACCGACAACATTTAATAACAAGCTTACTTACGAATCTGATTTAGTTAAGGATGCTCAACATATGAATATTGTACATAATAAGGGTTATCCTGAAAAATTAACTTTTCAGAATGTCTTTCCTCCGGTTTGTTTGAAATCACACTGGGATGCTGAAGCATTATCAAAACACGTATTACCTGAGGATTTACGTGTGCCTCTCCCGGTTGACCCTAGACCCTTATTTCGTAACTGTGTGAATTATTTCAATCTAACGCCTATCAATGAACAGACAAAGCTAGATGCTGAAACACGGTCCAAACTTTCACTGAGCGTACAACCTGGAGGTAGCGTTCGTGCATTTCCCTTTGAGCTTTATAAAAACAACGTTGATAAGGAAAGCGACTTATATTTGAATCATCCACAGAACAAATGCGACGGAGATAAATGGGTGGCTAAGGCTGACTCTGACTTGTATGTTAATAATCACAGACCTGTTCCTAATAAGAAGGATGATGACAGTGATCCTACAGTTAAAATTTCGGAGCTTTCTCATCCTTTGGCCACTATCATAAATCCAAAATCAAAACACTGTCGTAATGATGTTGATTCAGGTGCTTGGAACCGTTCAGCCCGTTTTTTTAATAACCCTACCCGCGAAGATAGAATGCCTGGGCATACTGCTAGATTGAGTGAAGCTCCGTTGGGGTCTAAGGGACCGCGTACAGGACGTGTTGCTCTTAATCCAAAGGTTTGGACAGCAAAATCTATTGTCTTTTACATGGATAGTAACAGCGGTTATCTAAATCTGTCCAATTTAGCCTTGGCCTTACGCGATTTGACTTATGAAGTCACAATTTTCTCAACGGAAACCACAACAATAAGGGAAGGAATTTCCTACCATCATGTAAATGAATTTGTACCCAATGACATTTATGCTACACTTATCATGTGGGGTGGTTCCGATTTGCTTGAGAATTTCCAATATAAACCGCAGGCGCGGGCCCTTCTATTAAATCTTGATGTTGATGAAGACGCAGAATCTGTATGTTCTAGGGCTAATAAAGATTTAGTTGATAAGATTGTGGTTAAATCTGCCTATCACCGTTCCTTATATAATTGTTTTACATGGTCCAAGTTTGAGGTCATACCTAGTGCCTTACCTGCTAACCTTTTTATCGGAGCCAATCGCTTAATTGAACGTCAGCCCTTTAGAGTCCTTGTTACATCTTATTCCAAGGCTTTAATTCCATTTTACCAGCATGCTTGGATAAGACTAAAGGCCGAATTTCCTTTGGCAGAATTACACATTTTTGAAACTGCTGGTGACGATAAGAAAACTGTTTTGCCTGCTCTTCTTGGCTTGGGTAAAGATAAGGGAATCTATCTAAACGACCAAAAGGACCTAGATGGAATGGTAAAGGAACGCTTTGCCAGTCGTGTTCACGTCTATTTAGAAGATGATGATTTAATTACTTGCGAACCATTGCGCTTATCAGCACTTGCGGGTTGCATTCCTATTATGCCTGAACGTGGTGTTTACAATGAAATCAGAGGTATCAACATACCTGGACCTGTGTCAGACAATGCTGTTTTAGTCAATTATGCCAAGGCAATTTCTACAATATTTAAAAATCCAGAATATGCTAATAAACTACGCACCCAATGTCAGAGTGACCCTACTTTATTGGGTACAAAAGCTACTGCTGAACGCTGGCTCACGATTATTAATGGTCTTACAAATGAATCAAAGCCATTTAGCTCCGGTAAATTTAATAGTTTATTCAAATAACATCCTTTTATTTTTGAATTAATTTCATTTACATTTATAATATAAGTTTAAATGAAACACTACTATCGACTGAGTCCTGTTCTATGGACTAATGTACCTGGAAATTATTCCGCAACAGTTTATGCTATAGATAGAATACCTAACGGACCCTTAGCTTCTTATGTGCGTTGTACGTCCCGGTGCAAAGATGACCCCGCCTATTGGTGGTCTGGTTCTACTTTTATGCGTTTGACTAAACCACAAGAAATTGGGTCATGTTGCTCTGGTCCTGAAAATGTGTGGGATGCAATTACTTGGCAGACACTACCTGCATGGCTTTCTTTTGCGGAGGGATTAGGATATAGTGTATCTGATTCTTGTAAAATGGACCCTAATAAGGACCTTACATTAATTTATAATGAATAATTAAAGGATGGATGGTCTTATTGATTATCATTGTGTAAATCACCATATCAAAATGGGTAAATTTTTTCTTCTTTCTATCTTATTCTTAGCACTTATTCCTGGTGTACTTGTTACAATCAATTTAGGTTTTAAGAATCCTATGGTAGCTAACATTATTCACGCTCTTATATTTGCCTTTGTTTATAGTGTGATTTCACACTTGTATTGGTCTCATTTACACCATAAGAAGATGAAGATGGCACGTAACTTAGAACAAAGTATCATGGCGGAACTGCAAATGGAGCAACTGGGACAAATCCAGATGAATCAGATATTACAAGGAGCTGTTTTACAGAATCTAGCTAAGAAACAACAAGTACCTATTATTATGACCTTGGCTCAAAAATAATTTGACCATGATTTTAAAATTATAATTTATCGAATTATAATTTTATAATTTTAAATTAGGATGAGTGATAAAAAACCCGAAGAGCCTGAATTAACTTCTAATGATGGTAAGATACGCCCAAACAATGGTTGGACGCCTGAAATTGAACATTTAATAGCAGATTGGTCAGACAGGGCGCAATGTTACCGCTGGATGCACGATAGAACTAGTCGCGATTATTCACGTTACAACCAATATATGATGATACCAGTTATTATATTATCTACACTTACAGGTACAGCTAATTTCGGTCTAGATTCTATTTTTCAAGGTAATACTTCGAATAAAACCTATGCCTCTTTGGGTATTGGTGGTGTAAGTATTATTACGGGTATTATATCGACTCTTGCTAATTTTTTACGCTATGGTCAGGGTTCTGAAGCGCATTTTGTTTCTGCACTGATGTGGGGTAAATTTTCGCGTTTGATTTCGATTGAATTGGCTCTACATCCCGAAGATCGTATGGAGGCCTTTGCCTTTTTGAAGATGTTTCGTATTGAACTAGATAGATTAGTTGAACAAGCTCCTGTTATTTCTGAAAGCGTTATTATGCAGTTTAAGCGCGAATTCCGTGCATCCAGCGATATTAGAAAGCCAGAAATTGCTGGCTATATTGAACACACTAAGGTCTATGAAAATCGTGATGAGAAAATGAAACAAATTGCTGTTGATGCGTCACTTATGTTGCTAAATAAGAAGAAATTCTTTAAGGATATGGTTATGGAGGAAATAGATGACAAGGTGAAAAAACTTATTGCTGAATCTAAGGCCCGTGGTTCACCTTTCTTAGATAAAAACAAGGATGGAAAAGGACTAGATAAAAAGAATACGATTGTAAACACTCCTGGGTCAGCCGAAGATGATGAAATCATAATTGATGTTGATAACAGAAAAAGATAAGGGATTTTGAACAATAAACCGAATACTTAATTTAAGTATTTGGCTTAATAAAATATCCAGTTTTTACATAAACCTTTCTCTTATCATCTTGAAACCCTTCATTTTTTTCTCAGAACTTTTGTGTATTTGTTGTCTTTCTTCATCGTGATTTTTATACCATTTATTACAGTCTTTTATAGATAGATTTTTTGAACATATTATGCGTTCACCTGTATTATAATCTTTGAAGCCCATATAATATGCATAGGCGTCAGCCCATTCAGCATTATTCATTTTAGCCTTAAATAAGTCTCTTGGTATATATATACGGTCCAACATAAGATACACATACTTGGAACCTATAAGAACCGGGTAAGGTACATCGTTATTACCTATAACTGAGTAATACGCTTCAAACGTATCTTCTAGGATAAATTCATATATTTCATGGCCGACATATACATATTTATTTTTGTTGATGTGAAGTAAGATTGAATTTCCATTGCATGAGGAGCCACAGTCATCGGATAAGTATATAGAAGAGTTACAAGGGCTTTGACCTATGTGTACTTGTTTTACGGTGAAACTTTTTACAAGTTCACTGTTGTCTACTTTATAGATTTCAACAGTCTTATCTGATACTTCAACACGAAAGGGTATTATACCGTTGTCGTGAATAAGATATGACTTTCGGGCCTTTCGGACCTTTCTGGTCTTTCTGGTTTTACCTTGGGTCACTTTGACCCATTTGTAAACGCCTCTTGCGTCTGGTTTAGATACATAGTCTCCATCTTTGCCTTTTTTGGTAAGATTCTTACAGTCTTTTGCATGAAAGGGTGGTGATTTTCTGGTTTGATATTTTTCCGATTGAATCATTTCACAGACCATTCTATTTTAGAATCGGAAAAATATAAAAATATTCTATTACCGTCATACCGAAGTTCAGGCTTGTTATTTCAAATAAACCATATCCGGTTTAGGAAATCCATTAAATTCGCTAGCTGTGACATTTGTATAAGAGCCCATATCAGGTACCTTTAACCAATCGCCTATATTGAGTATAGGTAGGGCAATATTGGGATTTATAATATCTGCACCATCACACGTGCGACCAAACAAGATAGACCTGAAGGTGCGACCCTTGGTCAAGTCTAATGGCTTTTCGGTTTGATGAACAACTTCAAACATTGGTTTCTGACCATCAAAGGGAATATTTGAAAAGTATCCGTAAATGGATTCGTGAAGAGTGTAACGAAATTCAGGTGCCTCTGGGTCATCAGATGGCATACCACGCTTTTTACCGATTACGGGGGTATAGAGTGTTTGACTTGTAGCTGATAAGAACCGACCAGGCTCTGCTATCCATTCTATGTTTTTTCCTGAGGGTCCGATATTATTTGGAAAGAGACGGTCCTTTGTGATTTTTATTGATGAAGCAACAGCAGATAGATTACTTTCTGAAGGTAGAAAGCCACCGCCAATATCGATAGTGTCCATATTTATATTTACATGTGTACCAAGGTCCATAGCCATTCTGCATAATTGTAGCGCCTTTGCAAACTGATTGGGATTTTCACATTCACTTCCCACATGAAAACTTAGACCATTTATGGGTATTTTATATCTTTTTGATAACTCTAAGATTTCCGGTACCCATTGAATAGGTGAACCAAACTTTTTACTAAAGGGCTGTTTTGAGTTTGAATCCGGAACGGCCAATCGAATAAAGGTGGACCCCTTCCAACCTGCCGTATAAAGCTTCTCCATTTCTTCAGGTGAATCAACTACCGTTGTCTTAATACCGAACCGTGTTGAATCCGATATATCTGTAAGTGTTTTACAGGGTTGCGCGTATATGATATTTGCTGTCTTTGAGATTTTGCGAACCGATTCCATTTCATTGATACTTGCACAATCGAAACCCATATATTGCGGACCGAATACCTCTGTTAACCATTGTAATAACTGTAAATCGTTGTTGGATTTTACAGCATAAAAGGGACGGACAAAGGGAAGATGTTTCTTCCAAATTAAGGCCTGTTTATCAATATTGGCCTTGTTCATTACGACAAACGATTTCAATACAGGTGTATTGAATCGACCTAATAGCTCTTGCTGAAGAAGCTTACTGGTAGCGGAAAGGTATTTCGTTGAGTTTTGCAGTGGAACCTTGGATATTTAGTATCAAGAATAAAAACACCGGATTTCATCTTTTGCTTTTCTGGGGGCTAAAATTGAGACCAGCAAGTTATTTAAGGTAAATTTAATTCTAAATAGTATTAGGACCTTTTCGTACCTAATGTATATCGGCGCTGGTATTATTATTCATAATGCATATAAGCAGATTCTACTAGTGTGCGATGCTCGCTCTGGTCGTTGGGGATTTCCAAAGGGTCATCCGGAAATTGAAGACAAAAATCTTGCTATCAATACGGCAATTCGCGAATGTTGGGAGGAAACCGGTATGAGAGTGGTACATGATTATATTATTGAAAATTCCAACCCTAAGCGTATCGGAAAAAGAATCTATTTTAGTGGTCTTGCATTAAGTGATACGTTCCGTAATCATAAACGAAATGAAAATGAGATAAGAGACATACGATGGTGGACTATGGAAGAGCTTATTGCAAATGAAACGATTTTGAATTCTGACTTACGATGCTGGTTGAACAAGAAAAAGCGTTTACGTAGTCCTACTATGTCTGGGTCTTCTGGGCCTCCTCTTGCTTCTTAAGCCACTTCAGAAAAGCAGGTGTCTTTTCAACAATATAGGATGAACCCAGACCACCCTCTGAACCAGGGCGTGATGCAATCTTATGAGCCTCCAGTTCAGCTGGTGAAAGTGACTTATAAAATTGCTCAATCTGAGGATTTACAGGCTTCTTTTTTGTGTTATCCATTGTTTGAATAAAAATTTAAATCATGAAGACATATCAATTTTAAACGGCTTTGACTGCTTTCATTGCTTTCATTGCTTTCATTGCTTTTTATGTCAAATACTTTCTAGGACTGTATTGTCTTCAATAGCTTTCATCATGCTAAAGGTGGCATGAATACGTCCATGTCTTAGAAAGGCTGTATCTAACTTATCTATATCGTCCTTACTTTCATTACTTGTTAAAATCAATATGACCTTTTTATAAAATACCATATCGTCCATAAAGGTACACCATGATGACTTGTCGTGAACAGGCGTTGGAACCTCCTGATTCATCCTTGTTTTATTCGTTACAATGTTTCTGATAATTTCGTTAGCCTCTTCTAACACTATTACTAAGGGTACATCGTCTTCGTTTTCATTTCTACATTCAATTTCGCTAATCATATGTGTAAAACTATCTCCTGGGTCTGATGGATTAAAGGTATGACAGAAATTTGCATTCAATGCCTTGGCAACAAGATAACCAATTGAGCTTTTACCAGCACAGCTTACACCATGAATGAACACGCTGGCTCTATTTTTTTCCTTGTAAATTTGTAAAATCTGCTCCGTAATCTTATCCTGACCGTTTATAGGTTGGATATGTTTAACGTCTAATGATAGCATTTTATAATAGAAATTTTTATAGTTTCCTGAACGAATGTATACCTTAATATTTTCGGCTTGCTTACTTACTTTGGTGACTAGGCTTGTCTTTTCCTCTTCTGACTCACTTTCACCTTTTGTATTAGGGGTGAACTGTGCTATTTCTTCTTGCTCTAAATATTTGAAGTAAGTATCCGTTGTTACAAGTGTTACATACTCTTCTTCAATATATTTTGAGGAATTTTCATATTTACCTAAACAATTTTTACTTATAAAATAGCCTGATGGACCCTGTTTACCATTCAAATACCGCTGACTGCTACATAAGGTCTCTTTTTGTAGGATTTTAATAATACGTTTATATTTTTCCTTATCACCATTGATAACGTATTTTCGAATTCCAATAAATTGTAATATAAATAATATGATTTCTGGAAGATATGACATATTATTATATAAACAGTAACCGATTGCTATTTCAATATAGCTAATAGGTATAGTCATTTGTCGTTTTGGTAGTATTGACTTGAATTTTTCATATGGGTACACTGTCAAATTTTTCTATAATTTACTGGTCAAACTTTGGAGGGTTGATTCAATCGATTCTAAGCGTTGATTGGTATGTCTGAGGGCTGCTAAACTTACAACGCTCAGGCGTCCATAGTCTACCATACGAAGCCCATTTGGACCACGACGGACAGCGGAGGGCAAGATTTTCTCTACATCTTCGGCAGCAAACCCTACATCATCTTGTTCATTGTTTTTCCATGTAAAATTCCATGGTCTGAGCGCTTCAAGGTCCGTTTTATCTATTGTATATGGACTCTTAAAATTTTTCAAAGATGAGTCTGAATAACTGGCGAAATTTTCGGCCAAAATAGTACCACCAACCTGAAGTGTGGCTTGAGGCTGTGTTGTAAATAGATTGATACCTACTTGATTTGTACTGTAATTAAACACCATCAAAGGGTTCGATGTACGATTACTTCCTATTGTGGATGGGCATAACAAGGCTGTTTCATTATAGATTGAAGAAATATTTGAGGCAAGAAAAAGGGATGAAATTGTTGGCGTATTTGTTAATACCAAGGATTCACCTACGTACAAGGTTGATACATTGATTCGTTTCGTCTGTATCGATAAGGATGACAATGTGGATACTGTAAGAGAAAGAGTGGATGGGTTCATTTGATAAGAAGTAAATAAGGAATTAAGAATATTTAATTGTACATTTGTAGAAAAAAGTAAGGAGCTTGTATCAAGACCTATATACACATTATTGTTAGCCACATCTGTTTGTGATTGTAAGGGAAACACTGGAGCAATACCAAAAACTGCTTGGGCAACAGGTGGTGCGTTAATGGTCTGTGTTTGTTGAAATGCCGATAGGTTTTGTCCTAAGTATGCTGCTGTACTATATATTTTAAGATAGGTAAAGGCGTATTGGGGGCCACTTATACTAACGGGATTTACTGAGGCCATTGTGATTTGGTTATTATTTGAATTACCTACAATACTCATTCCTGGACCTTGTACAAATTGGAAGGTTTTGTTGTTAAGGGTTGCAAACAAACTGGTAGTAATTAATCCACTTGTACCGTCCACTATATCGACACGATTATAATCTTTGGAATTAATATAAAGCGCGTTATCCGATGATGTAGAATATATGATACTTTTACCTTGTCTTAAATTAATAATCGATTGTGTGTTGGCACTAATCACACCCCTTTCAGTGGAGATTTGACTAACAAAGGTGGATGCCAATTTCACACTAATTGTCTGAGTAGATGAATTCACATCGTAATCAATTCCATAACCGTTGTTTAAGGTTAATGTATTAACAGAATTATATGCTGAAACTATGCCTCTTGATGTACTAATAATACTAAATGAGCTGGGTAAGGAGGTATTAATTTGGAGTTGAGAATTGACCGTTGAATACGTAATTCCATAGCCTGGGGCAAAAATAAGGGAATTATTTACTGTTGATGCGTCTAAGGTTTCTGATAATAGTGAACCACTTGAATAATAAGGTATTTGGATAGAGGAAAAGGCATAATTTGTAAAGGTTAATGTTGAATTAATAACGTTAATTTGGTTAGTGCCAACGGTGCTTAATATAATCTGATTATAACTATTGTTAAAATTCAACGTTGTACCATCTGGAGCTATAATTGAATTCAAGGCGCTAGAAATAGTATTTGTTATAGAAAAACTGGAAATGTTTGTTTTAGTTAGACGTATACCACGCCCTTCCTGAATCGTGACTGAAGAAATCGAGGTACTGGGAATCAATGAAAAGGCGCCATTTGAGGTTGATAGATTGATAATACCGAAATTTGCTGTTCCGCCAATATATACAGATGTATTTGTTGACGCAAAGACTTCGATTCCATTAATACCTGCTAAGTTTAAGGTGGTTGCCTGAGAATTAGCATACACTGTACCTGTGGCTGTACTAATTGCATAAAAACTGGATGGAATAAGTGAGTCTACTTGAAAGGTTAAATAATCCTGATTGCTGATAGTCTGTTTTGATATTAAAACACCAGCACCTTGTTTTATATTTAAATTGTTGAAAGGCTTATTTGCTAGAAAGGTGGCGTGTGAATCGACCAATGTAATTTCATTAAATCCTGTGGTAGGTATTGTAGGATTTAGTGGAGCATAATATGTTCCACCATTGCCGTCTGTTAAGATAACTTGATTTACAGACGGATACGAATTATCCGGATTTCTTAATAAGAGTTCCCTGGTTAAAAATTTGTCTACCTCAAATGTTTTCTTGATGATAGACATCCTTGGTTAATCATAAGAAAATCTCTGTACACATTAATACGAAGTAATCTATGACTCAATCTAAGACCTCAGATTGTGAAAAAATTATGTGTAAGAGTGGATTATACACTAAGAAAAATTCTGCAAAATGGCTCTTAGCACATCATCCGGACCAAGGTGCAAAGGCTACATCAATAAATGTTGGTAAAGTTGCAACCTGTATGAAAAATAAAACTTTTTGCGCTACGCTGAAGGCTAGTGCGAAGGCTAGTGCGAAGGCTAGTGCGAAGGCTAGTGCGAAGCCTAGCGTGAAGCGTAGTAGACCAAGTAAAAGTAGTGTGAAACTAAATAGCGCTAATAGTCTAAATCGTGTGTTTCAACGGGTTCATCAGGCCAGTTTGAGTCGGGATAATCACCCCGAAGAAGCGGTTACTGCGTATAAGCCAAATAATAGACAGCTTGAATGCGTTCGTCAGGTCAGTAATTGGAGTAAGATAACACCAGCAAATCGTTTTAATAAGAGTCGGTTTGATGTTACAGGTACAGATAAACTTATCCCTATTGCTAGTCCTAAGCTGGAGGCTATGTTACAAAATATTGCAGCCTTAGATGCCAATGATAAGACTCTTCATGGAAAGACCTTTAAACATTTCATTTTTAGCGATATTAAATTCTTAGGTTACGGTGCTAAGATTATTTCAGCCGCCTTTATTGCACGTGGTATTCGCCCTGTTTTAAAATTTGAGAAAAGTCGTATTGTGGTTGATGTTCCTGCCGGACCTGGTGACAATTTTGCGGTTTTGTCTTCTACAGCGTTATGGGACAGCCCATTCAAACACAAACTCAAGAAGGAGGTTCTTGATATGTTTAACAAAAGACCCGATAATGTATATGGCCAGAATTGTCGGTTTATTATCTTAGACAGTGGCTTTAAGGAGGGTATTGACTTATTTGATGTGCGCTACGTTCACTTGTTTGAACCATTAATGACGGAGGCAGATATGACTCAGGCATTAGGTCGGGCAACACGTTTATGTGGACAAAAGGGCCTTGACTTTGTACCCAATGTTGGATGGCCACTCAATGTTTATAAGTACAGTCAAAGTATTCCTGAATCTGTTCAAGGGGCTTTTAAGGCGAAAAGCTTATTTGAAATTACCTTACAATTAAAAGGACTTGATACACGCCTTCACAGTATTTCCAAGGCCATTAAGGATGTAAGTATATTATCAGCGGTTGACCAGCCCTTGACAGAAACTATTCACAAGTCTGGACTTATTCCGCGACTTGTAGTCAAGACACCTATTTCTAAAGGGGAAACTAGTATGATGGTTGTACGTAATAGCGTTGATATGACTGATGAATTGACACGAATAAACTTATCTAGACCACGCTTATTAGAAGATAAGAAGAAGAGTTTATTAGCACTAGAAAATTCAGGAACTGAATCACTGGCTCTTTTGGATAAGGTTGACCCTTGTGCTGATTGTTATTCAACGAATATTGTACCCTTTGCTCCCAGTCGTTTAAGTTCAAAGACTATTACACCTACAGTGGTTATGGAATCCAATGAACTAGTCATTGTGCCCAATTTACTTGAAGACAAGAAGAGCAAAAGCAAGGCCAAAAGCGCAACTGGAGTGAAGACAACACAACCGCTAAGCTGGTACGAATTACGTAATTATGTGGTTGCTAATTTTTCCAAGATGGCTTGGCCAGAACAGAAGGTTGAAAATAAGTGTATCGATAAACCTGTTGCTCAAGGACCTCTTAAGAAAGACGCTAAGAATTATATAGTGCCTCCTAAGAAGAAGGTCTTACCACTCTTAAAATTGGTAGACTACACACCAACCCAGGAGTTTATTAGCCAATATTTTACTGCTGAATCACCAATGAAGGGTATGTTGTTATGGCACAGTGTAGGAACCGGTAAGACCTGTTCAGCGATTGCCTTGGCGTCCACACAATTCGAACCAATGGGCTATAGTATCATTTGGGTTACCCGACACACCTTAAAGGCTGATATTTGGAAAAATGTATTTGATTCCGTCTGTCACAAGACTATTGCGGATGAGGTCCGGTCGGGTCAATTGGCGCCAGAAGATGTGGATAAAAGACAGCGTCGTTTA